AGTTAGTTATTATTCCGCACCATCAACACCTAACTGGGGATATGTTGTTGCTGGCGAAAAGGCTTTGTATAATGCTAATACTTCTGTTAACTTTCAATTACATGTAGGTGAAGAAGAAAATTTAGTATCAAGAATATTAATGTTAGCTGGTGTAACAATACAAAAACCAGAAATACAACAAGCTGGCGTGCAAGATATGCAATTAATGAAACAACAACAAAATAGTTAATTATGGGATTACTAGACGGAACAAATCAAGCAACTTACTATGGAGCTGGTAATGCCGCTAACTACGGCAATTATCAGTTTGTTACTTTAGAGAATATTATAAATGCTTTTATGTATATATATGTAGGTGAAGGTAAAATAATATCTAAGATAAATAGAACTGATGTGCAGTTCCATGCTATGCGTGCTATACAAGAATTATCATATGATGTACTACGTTCGTTCAAATCTCAAGAAATAGAAGTACCCAACACATTAACAATGACTCTTCCTCAAGATTACGTTAATTATATAAAAATAGTAAGAGTAGGTACAGATGGTTTAGAAAGACCATTGTACCCAGCTAGTAGAACTTCAGATCCATTTGCTATAAGTCAAGACGCAAATGGTGTCTATCAGTTTACTGATACCGATAACCTTGACGGTGATGGTGATACAACTACTGGTGTTGATACTTTAATAGAGCAAACACCTAGTAATACTTTTGAAAGCTTTAAGTCACAAGAGCCAGTTAACTATCAATTATATGATATTAACTACACTAGCGATGTAGAAATATCACCTCAAGGAAGGAGATATGGATTAGATCCACAGCACGCTCAAATGAATGGTAGTTATTTTATAGATAACTTAAGAGGTGTTATAAAGTTTGGAGCAGCACTAGCTGGTCAAACAATAACACTACATTATGTAAGTGATGGTTTAGGTACTGATGCAGAAATGGTAGTACATAAGTTTTGTGAAGAAGCTTGTTATAAACATATAGCTTACGGTGTTTTATCTACTAGATCTAACATACCAGAATATTTAGTTCAAAGATATAAAAAAGAAAGATTTGCTGCTACAAGAAAAGCAAAGATTAGATTATCAAATATTAAGATAGAAGAATTTACTCAAATACTTAGAGGTATGGGTAAAATAATAAAATAAAATTATGGGAGAAATAAAGCATAGTTTTACAGCTGGAAAGATGAATAAAGATCTTGACGAGCGATTGGTTCCTCAAGGTCAATATAGAGATGCAATGAATATTCAAGTTAGAACTACTTCTGGCGACAGCAGTGGCGAAGGCATTGGTAATGCTGGTGTTGTACAAAACTTACAAGGTAACGTAAGTGTTGGTACAGCAACAGGTGAATTACCTATAGATACTAGCTTCGCAGATACAGACTTTACTTGCATCGGGTCTATAGCTCATGAAAAAACAGATTCAGCATATTTCTTTTTTACGTCAGATATATTCTTATCTACAGACTTTAGTTCAACAAGTGAAATAATTAAAATTGATACTATAATAGAACATAGCGTTAAAACAGGATTAAACGTACCAGTTATAGTAGATAGATGGGCTATACAAACACCCATAGCAAATGTATGGAGTTCGGCGCCAACCGGTACTATAACTAGCTTTACAGCAGTATCAACTCTTGCTAGTAAAATAAGAGTTAATATGGATATAGATTTTTATGACTCTAGTGATCCTGACAGTGTAACCACTGTTAAAATAAAAAAAATAGATGGTAACACTATACATTTATACGATCAGATAACAGCTTCAGGTTGGGGTTCTTTTACTCATGCTAAATTTGTACACCCAAGAGCTTTAAACTTTTCTAAAAAAAGACTTATAAATGGTATTAATATAATTGATAACTTATTATTTTGGACTGATGGCGCAACAGAACCTAAAAAAATAAATATAGACAGATGTAAAGAAGGTACTAATGCTGACGGTA